GGGCTCGCCTTTTCGCCTTGTTGGCGAATGCGAACTAGAGCGTATCATATGCCTCCAAATCTATTAACATAACCGCAGGTCAGACGGCAAGTCATCTGATCTTACTAATGTTACTTTTAACAAGTGCCATTCGACCTTGCATACCAACTGCATACAAAATGACTGGCATAAAGATGCTGTTAGGCTTGCCATTAGGCTTCTGGAACTTAAACACAGGTGATGGCATTACAATGCTTAAATCAGGATTATTCCACACATCGTAAAACCATTGTGATTTAGACATTGGTGCAAGACAAATACCATTGCCATGAAGCAAGAATTTATGATGCCAGATCTTGCCCTCGCTAAATGGTGGGTTCATCCATACGAAGCCATTCCAGTTTTGCGAAAGGCTATCATCAGCTAGTGAATAATGTTTCTTGGCTGGAATGTAATCAACCCCACCTTCTGGCGCACATACATCCAGATCAAACTCCACATTCAGGGCGTCAAATATCCATTTAGGCGTATATTGTTCATCTGAATCTTTCATTGTTTCTCCCTAACTAATTGACATGTATGACACGGATTATCTACAAATTGCCATGAGCCACATTGGTCACATCGCTTAACTGGTTCTTGATTGTCGGTGGCTTCAGCTAAATTCTTCGTTCCAATGGCGCAACACTTTAAGCACTGGTAAACCCTAAAGCCATCGGCTGTGGCATAACCATCCATCCAGATAAACTCTGAATTAGCTGAACAAAAGTTGCATCTAAACTTCATTTTTTGCCAGCCCATCCTGTTCCCTTAAAGATTGCTGGAACAGCAGAATAGACACGCCTTAATTGTTTACCACATAGTTGACAATGAGGGATTTTATAATTCATTGGAAGATCGACTATAATCGTCGTTCCCTCATTGACACACATGAATTCGTAATTAGGCATTATAAGGAATTCGGTTTATTGCGTGGCAGGAATAGCATCGAAGCAGATCGCCCTCATGAAGTAATCTGTCATCGTTGCAGTTATCGCACACAACTGTTGATGGTTCTACCTTGACTCCGCTATCTGTAAAAGTAGCAGTTAGACCAGAGCCATCAATGATTTGTAATTCACCCATTTATTCACCTCCTTCGAAATACCATTTTCCATTAGCTGTAATCTTTGCCCACTTAGGTTCGCATTGTTTTGCTTTGCATACATAACCATAATAAGGCTTACCTCCTTTAGAGATACCTTGTTTCAAGATATGACCATGTTCGCAAGCAGGTGGCTCGTTAGGTGTTGCTGATGCAATTTGATCTACAACTTCGCTAACTGTCCATTGCTGCGGATCAGCTTCTTTATTCTCAACTGCAAAACTTGCTCTAAGAGCATCTTCAACAGCTGCTGATCTTGTTGCCGGTGCTGAGTATCTGCGCTCTGCTAGTTTCTTCTCATATTGATTTGGCTCAACATCAACCTTTTTCATATCATCTTTGGTTGCTGTTTTGTCAGAGCCTTTAAGTAGAATGATTGCTCTACCTAATGCGCTTGTCGCAGTATCCTCAACATAAAACTTCTTCATGTTTTGAATATAAGTTTCTCTGCTACCAAATGCAATGTTGCTTACAGCTGGTTGCTCATCTTTGCTATCTCGCCACAAAGTAGATTGCACCAAGATATAACCATTGACTGCATCATGGCTTATGACTGAAATGTCGGATCTGCCTGATGGAAAGTTAGATATAAACCACTTGTTTAAAGTAGCCACATCTTCATAATCTGCAAGATTAAAACCCATCAGTTAGTCCTCCCAGTTTTCATCTTGGACTGCATCAAGCACAGTTTTATAGACAGATCCGTAGGCAATGAAGTCTTTGATGCTGTCGTAATGATCTGGGGTTTCACTAAGCCTAGAAACCTTGACCAACGCCATACATAAAGCAGCTTGGTGTGGTGTGATTGGGAAGTCGAGATAAGCAGACCATAAGCCTGCAATTCTTTTGTGGTTATAGTATGGATGTCCGTAGACACTTCCGCGCTGTTGGATCGTAGTAATGACCTCATCAAACAGGCTTTCAGTTTTTGTCATAATCAAATACTTGATCTCGCTTGCTATCTGTGATCCTGCGGTGCATGTCGTAGCCGTCTTTGCGACCTTTCCAATATCCTGATTGGAATGCATTATCTTTGATTGTTGAGTAGATGCCCCAACCAATGAAATAACCAAGAATGCAATAAAGCACGATCCAAGGTGTTGTAGTTTCTATCATGTTGCTCCCTTACATATCCACAACGGTTGTGAATACATAAAGTATGACTTAAAGCAATGACCTTTGGTTAATTACTTTCGGCGTGTTTTATAACGATTAGATAACGCCAATATCCTCAAATTCATCGATATGATCATCAATCGAACGATCCCGATAGTCGGTTTCAAGCCCCATAAGTCCTTCGGTTGTATGTAAAACTGCCATCATGATTAACTGGTATTAGCTCTACTTGATGTCCTTTGTTACCAAAACTAAGCACAGTAAAGCCCATGTTCCAATCAGCAGAATTATATTTGAGATAACTAGCCTTTCGCATGTCCATTAAATGACCAGCCTCAATGCCCCAAATCGTTGAATAACGCCCGTTTAAGCCAGTTTGGTGTCGGACTGCACCCTGCCTATGCGAATGCCCACAAACCACGCTAGAATGCCATTTCTTGGCTAAATTTAGCCCTGTTATACCTGCGTGCTTAGACATGTTGCCTTCATCGCCATGAGCCAAGTGCCAGCCCTTTTCAAACTCGTAGGCTCTCTTATGAAATCGAATTCCTAAGCTGCTGAAATCCATGAATTTGTCATAAGCCAATTCTGGTAATCCAATAAGTGATGGCGCACCTTTAAGCAATGTTTGGTAAATGCGATCCGTATGATTTGATCTGACTATATCTGTCGTGCCTAAATCATAAAGAATTTCTTGCCCTAATTTTCTTTCTTCATCAAGTGTTTCCGCAAATTCTAACTTGGTATTTTTTGCCCAACGCGACTGACTGCCAAGATCCATTTCATCACCAACATTTAATACAAAATCAAACTTCTCACGCCTTGCCATTTTAATTAGGTTAGACACCGCTTTTGGATGGTGTAGTGGAATTTGCAGGTCAGGCGTTACTAGATACCTACGGTTAGCCTTAATCTTCATCCTCATCGTCAGTTGGATCTATGGAAGGAATAATCCCACCATCGCCTACGACCCAATCAGGAAAAGTCTTATGCTCGGTCATTAACCAGAATGCGTGCTCTGGTGTAAATCCTGCTTTACGAGCTGCTTTGTAACATTCGTGCAACGCAATGTAATGCGCATCAATCTTTGTTGGATCAGGAGTTTGGCGAACTACTCGACGATTGATCTTTTTGCGTTTGATAGGTTTTCGTGTGTTCGCCATAAAATAAATTATCGCTTAACTATTAAAGAATACAGATCATCAACACGCTGTTCTAATCTGTTTAATTGATCCTTCATGCTTGAGCCACCATTAGGCTTGAGTTCGCTTAAGAAACTTTTAATAACCCATCGTAGAGCCAGCAATAAAGCGGTCGCGATACTGCAAACGCCAACGCCAAATGCGACTAATTCGTTTGGTGTCATTTCGCATTAACGCCATAATCAGCTTCTTTGCCTGAACTTGGGTCAATTGCTTTAGCAACAGGTGCAACTATTGAACCAAGCAGAATTGCATACTCTGGTCGGATGTCAGCTGCAATTGCCAATAGGACAGTAATACCGGAAGCTGCAACAGCTCTTAGATATGACTTAATCGCTGCCTTATGTTTGTTGGTCAGTTTCATTATTTGCCTCCTAGTAGTGGGATGTTGAAGAACTCGCCTTTTTGATTTGGTTTGAATGAAATATGAATATGTCGCGTATGTTGGTTAATGCCACGATATTTGACAAAACGCCAAAATGATTTAGCACTAGCAATCTTGCCACAATGGATTATGTAACTAATTCGCTTATCGGTTTTTGCAGCAACTCTGATTTGCTCGGCTAGGTAAATGCTCATCTCAGGCTGATCGCATAATTTCGCATCGACATCGATAGCACAAACTTCACCAGACGGCAGCGGGTTGTGATCGCTCTTAGTGTTTTGGTGCTTCTCGTTTCCGATCCAACCATCAGACTTGCGCGATCTATCGGCAAAACTGTCGTCAATCTGCTCACGCATTTGAACAGCAGCTTTAGATAACCAAGCCTTCATTAGCCAAGTAGCAATTTTGCTTCATCAGCAGTTAAACCTAGACGATCAAGAATGGCTTGGCGTTGCGCTGATTTTAACTCTTGTTGTGCATTTTCTTTTTCAATTTGTTTTTCAAATGCAGCAGCATCTTTTTTTAATTGTGCAATTTCAGCATTAGTTAATGGCACTTCAATAATTTCGTTTGAATATGTATCGTGAATGATTTTGAACATTATGCCCCCCATAAAGTATAAGTTCCACCAGCACTAAAAGTTTGACCGCCAACAAAATCAATGACTAAACTACTAACTGATTCAGATACCACATAAACTCCAGCACCAGTTATCAAATGTCGATCAGTTGACGTTCTAACATGAGTTGGCAAAACATAATAATCAGTAAAACCAGCATTTTTGCAATTTGTAAATTTTAGATTGTAATTGCAATCACCATTATTTGCTGCTTGAGATATACCTCCGTTTGGAATTTGTATTCCAGTTGATAATCCATTGAGATCTCGTTCCCAATCGCTTCCATCTTCTAAACTTCTAACAGTTAAAGAATCATAATTAGATCCTGTGTTTGCATTAATTCTTATTCTTAATCTAGTTGCTGCTGTTGCGTGAGCACCTTCAATTCTCAAAATTAATTCGGTATAAGTTGATAATGATGAAATTGTTACGCTTGTGCCACTTAAAGATCCTGTTGCAACTTGAACCATATTGCCAGCACCGCCAGCAGGTAAAGCCCATTTTAATCCTGTGGCAGTTGATGAGTCTGCTGTTAAAACATGATCGTTAGTTCCAACTGCTAATCTCGCAACTGTGTCTGCTGCTGTGGCTGCAATGATATCGCCTTTTGCATCAACAATAGTTTTAGCAATTCCTGCACTTGCGTTATTAAATACTGTTGTATCAATAGCAGTTCCAAGTGATCGAATAGCTGCTGCGCCATCTTTGACCAGCGCGGTGTCATCTGGTGTTGTCCAACTGTAATTAGTAGTGGTTGCCATATTGTCCTTTTCCTATGCGACTATTGTAGCGTATTCCCAAGTCAGAGTGTTGCTTAAAGTGTTCCAAGCCTCTGTTATTGGGGTGGTATTCCAACGCATCGCCACTTGGCTAAACTCAACAGGCGAAACATTGATTGTCAAAAATAGTTCATTAAATCTTGTGCTCCATGACCAGCCCTCAACATAGCCCTCAAACTCGCCATTGGATATTTGAGTTGGCAGGTTTTTGATATTGACTGGCATTCCCATAAATACACCCAGCAAATCATCACGATCAGCGTTGTCGATTTCAGGGTTAGTTATTGGAAAGGTTATGGATTGAAATGATGGTCTTGGATAAGCTCTTTGGGCAATATAGCGATCAGCAATTGCTTGGGCATCGACAGCTCCATGAATCCTAGAATTGATAGTTTCGGCTTTGTAGCCATATAGGGCAATTGATGCGGCATCACTAGCTGTTTTTTGTGATCCATAATTGTTGCCATAATTTATGTAAATGTCATTTCTAACATCTGATGAACGCATAACAGTTGAAAGTCCAGCACCTAAAGCATGACCGGCATCTAATTCAACATAACCATTAGTTAAAAGATAATTTTGCCTGTGGTCTGCATCTGCATAACCTATATTTCCAGCATTATCCTCATAGATATAACCAAATGCTGAAGTTGCAATATCTGAAACAATGTTATAAATCGTGTCAGTTGTAGTCGGTTGATGTTGCATTGTGTAAAGACCGGGCTGATCTATTTCGCCTAATCCTAAATTAACTGCATTTGCCCAAGTTTCAGTTGGATCATAAGTTGACCATTGAGTAGCTGCTGGCACATCATTCCAAGTTCCAAGTAATACGCTAGAAAGAATGTCATAGATTTGGTTGCCATCCTCATCCTGTGGAATGTTATCATCCCAAATTTCTTTGGTTAATCTAGCAAGTGAACCCATAGCCAAAAGCGTGTATTGAACAACTGTGGCTGCTGCACCTGTTTGTAAAACTCCAACTGTAACATCCGTTAAATCTCCACCAAATAA